AATTTGAAATGTTGTCGGCTCCAACATAGACTTCTAATGTTACATCACTTAATTTTTTAGCGGTTGTTAATGCGGTTGTCCATGCTGTTTTATCGGTTGCTGCTCCAAGGTCAATTACATATACATAGGGTACTCCTAATTGGTCATTTGAGGTTACTGCTGCTTCTTCAAAGAATTCTTCTAAGAATGCAAGTACTGGGTTGGTTTCGGTGTCGGTTCCGATACCACCATTTGCTATGGTTCTGTTTGCAGCAGCGTAATTGTTGAATTTTAGGAATGTTGTACCGTCAACTTTGTAATCTTCGGTTCCAGTGTTTCCAGTTTTACCTATGATGATTGGTATTTTTGCTCCAGTTCCGATTAGTTCAGTTTCAACACTTTCGTTGTAATATATTCCAGGTGTTTTTGACATGTTTTTATTCTCCCAATATTTTATCAAATTCTGCTTGTGTTATTGTTGGTTCAATATCTAAGCGTCCTTTTGCTGCTTTTTCTTTTTCATATTGTTCTAATAAACCTGCTCTGTGTAAATCCATGATTAGTGATGGATAGTGTTTATCTGATGTTTCCACCAGTTCCAGTAATGTGAATTTTTTATCCTTTACTGGTTTTTTCTTTTCTGGGGTTTTGTCTTTTTTTTTGGTCATAGTAATTCCTCATGTATCTTGATTTTTTGACTAATAGCTCCTCCTATTACCTTGTAATCATAATAGTTGAATGTTACTTTGATAATGCTTCGTAGGACTGGTTCAGTTGTACTGTAATCATCTAAATCGTAGGCTGGTTCTACATCGAATGTTGAACGTATTATATCGTATAGTGTGAATACGTTAATGTAACCGAATTGTTTTGGTTTTGGGCATTGTTTTTTTACTGTTCGGCCATTATTCATTGTAGTGGCCCTGCAAGTCATTTCTAATGAGCTGCAGTAGTCATCATTGTAGTTTGCACAATATGTGTAATGGTCAGTATCTGCTTTGATGAATAATTCTTGTATTTTATCTATGATTTCTTGTCTTTCGTGTTCAGTATCGCACCAGCAATTGAGTTCTAGTGTGATGCTTCTTTCTGTTCGCATTACTTGTTGTGAGATAATGTTTTTTCCACCAGGAACATATTGTGGGTGGTCTTCGTTTATGGGTAAATCTTTGTTGATGATCTGTTTTTCGTAGATGCTTGTTCCTGAACTATTATCAATAGTGATACACGGTGTTTTATCTATAGGGTACGGTCTTTTTATTACTGGAACAAGAGTATCATCACTTAGGATAACTTTTCCTTGTAGGATATAGAGCATTGCTTGTATTGGTTTCATCATTTTTAATCAATAACTCCTCTTCGTCTTAGTCCAGTCAGCATGGTTCGTGACATATACTGTTCACTAACCAATTCATTAACCACTTCCTGTGGATAATTACGTGCTGGCATTTTCCTTGTTCCATGAATAACATACACTGCATAATTAGTACTGTTTTTCACTAATCCTTCACTACTAGAAATCTTTGTGGAATGTGACCTTCGTAATCTACCAACTGCTTTGTACTTTGTACCAGGTAATTGGTTACCTGGCCCTGGAGCTTTAATTTTACATCGTTTTTCTGCTTCAAGTGTGGTTCTCATGATGGTTTCAGATTCTACTAATTTAATCACTTCATGATTGACTTTCTTATAAAAACTTGGATTAACTTTAATTTCCAAATCTAACAATTTAATCACTCTCTTGAAGTTTCACTGGTTTCCTTTGTTTTTGAACAATGATTTTCTTATGATTTACTCGTGGTAGGTGATTATTAGTGATAGGTGTTCCGATTATGGTGTAAGTATCTGGTTTTCCTTGTAATCGAAGAACCATTGTGGAGACGATAGGAACACCTATATCGAGGTAGACTTTGTAAGTGTCTTCAAGTACTTCTCCAAATTCTTTCATTGAATCACTTGGAGTCATACTTTGGAAATCACATGGAACTGTATCAAGTTTTGTGTACTCCTTGATTGGTTCATAGTACTCATTGAAATCAGTTTCTGATTCCACATATTGCCACAATTCCATTTGTTCGTTAGGAAAGAAAACCATAAGTTATAACATCCTTATTTTGCATGAGTTCATATTTTTTAATTCAGCGATTCTTTGTTGAATTAATGAAGGTAAACTATTGTTAGTGTCATAGTTTATTGACACATCTCCTTCTTTTACACTTGAAAAAGCAGTATCTTCAAAATTATTTTTTAGATTGAGTTTTATCAAATCAAATAGTAAATTATTGACTGAAAAGAACATCATTTCAGGGATTTGTACAATGTAATCTACTACTAAGGTTCCACTCATATTTGAGTTTAAATAGAGTATCCCATTATCATCGTCAAGAATATACTCAGCTCTTTCAAGACTTTTAGATCCAATATCTATTGACCTGATATCATGTATTGGATAGTAATCTAAGTCAAGAATTTTACCCTCAAAATGTGGGTCTATTTGTTTATGACTTTGTGGGAGTATTGGTAGATTAGTGTACCCTATTAATTGTGTAATTGTTTGTCTTAGGAGCAAGTCCAATTTTGCATCAGTTAAATCATAATCTACGCTTTCTAATTCTAATTTTGTTTTTAACTCAGATAATGTTAGTATTGGCAAAATTCCTTGCCTCCTTTAAAAAAAATATTTTTATTTTTCTAAAAAAAAGAAGAACTATAAAAAAAATTCTTTTTTTTTTATTCGGTTGAAGTTGTCATTTCAATTTCAAGTGTAACATCTTCATCTGTTATGGTTAGATTATCACTTGCGGTGTAATCTTCCATTCCAGTTGCAACTGCAGTTACAACATAAGTTCCTGCAGGTACATTTTTAATAGTACATCCACCAGCAGTTCCAGTTGTACCTGTGTATGTTTTTGTGTCATCTGTAGAATCTGTTAATGTAACAGTTGCTCCGTCAATAGGTTCTGGTGTGCTTTGGTCATCTACAACAGTACATGTTACTTTGTATGCGGTTTTAGTGTCTAAAGATACTAAAAAGGGTTTTATTTGTTTTAAAATTGGACATGCGTCAAGTGCATTTAATTGTTCATTAGTTAATGCCATAATTATTCACCAACTCTAAAAAAAATTAAAATGTATGGGTGATAAACCTAATGGGGTTTATTCTCCATCACCGATTCCAGTAATTAAACCGTCTTGGAATTCACCAATGTTGATTGCAGTTAAGAATGCTGCTATAACATTTTTGTATGCTAATTTATCAACTGGTAAATCAGTTATGAGTGTTGGTGGCATTAATCTTCTAACTTCGATGGTTGAAGAATCAATGATAGCTAATTTATCATTGCCTGCGGAAGTGTTGAAGTTACCATCAACTAATATAGGAATATCTGTTCCAAACATGGATTCATAGGAAGTGACTCTGTGGCCTAATCCTATATCGATTTTATCGTTGTATCTTCTGTATGGTGCAACGATTGCTTTTAATTGTTTAGCTACTCCATAGGAACATACAATCGCATCTGGGTTACCTCCATCATTGTTAATGTCTTCTAACATGTCATCAATGATAGATTCAGTTATAGGTTCACCACTTAAATCTTCTTTGTGAGTAGTGATGGATTTAGTGATACCTTTCCATTCTTTACTTGCAGTAGTTCCTAAACCTTCAAGTAATGCAGTATCAGTTTTGTTGTTAACCCTGATGAATTTTTTATCGGTTTGTCTTTGTAATAAGTCAAGGTTCCAGTTACCCATTTGGGCCATCATGGAAACTTCGATTGGTGCAACGATAGTTTTCATTTTCTCAGTTAACTCTGAGATAGATTCTTTGTTTGCTGCTGGTATACTGTCAAGTTCATCGATGAATGTGGTGTCATCGTTACCAGGAGTTTCTTCAAAGTAACCTGCTAATGCTGCTTTACCATCGAATACTTGTCCTTTGGATTCAAGGAATCTTAAGAAAGGTGCTTTTTCAAAAGTTTTGGTTTTGAGTACATCACTGTATTCAATTTGCATTGAATTTGGGTAGTCACTTACTTCTTGGAAAGTCTTTTTCAATTCATCTAATTCAGCAGATTGTGCTGCCATTTTAGAGACAATTTCGTTTAGGGTTATTTCTTCGGACATATGCGTTTCACTCCCATAAAAATTATTTTATTTTTTTTTACATGTTTTTGATTGCAGCTGCTACAATTGGGTTAGCAGCTTTTTGTTTTCTTAATAAGATTTCAGCAGCTTCTTTACTACTGTAAGTTGATTTTTCGGTTGGTTCGGTTTCTTGATTTTTAGTTCCAGTTTGTTTTTGGAATTCTTCAAATTTGGAACCTTTAGTTGTTCTTGTAGTGTCTAAGTTGTCGAACATTTTTTGAGCTACTTGATCAACGAATTCTTCACCGAATATGTTATTGATGCTTTTGTTTAATGCATCGGTAATCATTTCATTGAGTTTCTTTTCTGATGTTTCTGGTGTGCTTGTGGTATTGTTTTCAGTACCAGCTTTTTCTTCTTCTGGTTTGCCTTCTTCTCCAGCATTACCTTCACCTTCATCACCACCATCTTCGTTTCCGTCGATGATGTCTTGGACTATTGCTTCGATTTTGCTTTCGATTTTATCGGTTATTTCTTGTGCAATAGTTTCTTCTTTTTCTGCCATTAACTCGTTGAAGAGGTTTATAACGTCTTCTTCGGTTAAACCAGTATTGGTTTCTTCGCCTTCAGCTTTGGTTTTTTTGTATTCTTCTGAGGTCATTGTGTTTCCTCCTATATTTTTTATTATTTCATTACATGCTCCAGTTAGACAGTTGGATTTGACTAATCCTTTGCTTGTTGTTACTGTTCCCATAGTGTCCCAGTTTGCAGGCATTCCTGTTAAACTGATTTCATGTAGTTCGATTTCGTTTATGATTTGGTTTTTCTCATCATAACTGGTTGCGTATCCACCTATGGATAGTCCTAATCGGACACCAGTCTCTAGGAGGTCACGAACCTTTGGAGTGTGTTCTTTTGTTACTAAGAATTTAATGTGTAACTGTTTATCCTCCACTGTAGCATCTTTGATTGCACCCATTATTCCATCTAGGAACCAGTCATGGTCTCCATGAATGTTTAGTAATGGTGCTTGTTCTGCCATTGATTCTATTGCGGATAGGGCCACTATTTCATCATGTAAATCACGACTTGTAGTACTGGCTACTCCATCTAATAGAATTCTTTCGTCATTTGCTTCATTTTTAGTGAAGGATTTGACACTCTCAGTTGTTAATGGAGAATAAACCTTAAACTCTTTTTTGAACATAGTTTATTGTACTCCATGAAATTTTGTCACCCTCCAAAAAAAAGAATAGATGATTTTGGAGGGATTTTGGATAAGTTTAAACTGACATTCCAGGTCATTTCATTTTTCTCGTTTGTAAGGAGTTAAAAAAATGAACATGAAAAAAAAGTAAAGAAAAAAATATATAACATATTTTTTTATGCTGTTGCTGGGCATAGGTTCACAACTAATGGATTATTCACAATACTTAGTGAACCTAAGTCAAAGCTACCTAATTCATCAGGTTTTGGAATATGTGCCACATAATAGCATCTGCAGTTTGGATGAAATGGTAAGTATTTCATAGCTTCTTGAATAGAATAAGGATTGTTTTTTTCAAGATCTATGCAACCATTACATACAAGGCTATCATGAGATGTTATGATTTCTACTTGTTCTAAACCATAATTTGCATATGCTTGTAATGTTCCAGTGTTTACTGCTCTTGCATATTCTGTTCGTGCTATCATTTCAGCACGTGTTCGGGGGCTAATATTTGATTCTATTGGTGTTAAAGGTAATTCCAATAAGTTATTTATCGTGGTGGTGTAACCTTCACCAGTAGCTACACTGTTGAATATTACTTCACGAATCCCCTTTCTTAATTCATTGTTAAGATTTGTGATTAAGTCAAAATTGTATTGAGAAACGTAATATAATGCTTCCTGGTCTGCAATAGTATGGGCTAATAATTGACGGATGTCTTTATATCCTAACTCTGCACCTATTTTGTAGAATTGTTCTATGAATTGATGACTATCACTTGCATTGTATTTGATTAATTCATCAAGTTTTTGTTTTATTCCACTTGTTCTGAAGAAAGCATCTATTTGTCTTTGGTTCATCCTTTGCATTTCTGCAAATTCACTTGAGCCTAACCAATCACTAACAGCAGATAATTGTCTGTCCATTCCTAAACTGATACTTGCAAGGTATTCTTGTTCGTAAGTATTCAGTTTTTTTGTGAATGGGATTTTTATCCAATCCATAAATATTATCTCCCATATTCTATTATGTTGGATTTGTATAGGTTGGATTTGTATCTTTGAACTGTTTTTATTGCATTCTCAATATCCCCACCACCAACATTAGGATTTACTCCTAATGGTTGAATATTGGTAGGGTTTAAAATGTTTGGTGTGACTGCATAATTTTGATAATTCATTGGGACATTTCCCCATGGTACTGGTTCTTCACCATAACCACTCCTGACTTCATTTATGCTTAGTGATCCATTTGTTAATCTTATGTTTTCGATTTGTGCACGATTGAGTTTGTCTTCAATATCAAGGTCGCTGAATTGGAATACTTCTTCAAATCCATTTCGGCCTAATGTTTTGTTAAATGCTCCTTCTATGAAAGCAGTTCGTCCTTGAAGTGTGTCTTTGAAGTTTTTCTTCTGTGATTCTCCGCTTCCTGTTCCGAGGTTAGCAGTTTCTATTACTCCTACCATTGCTGGTTGTGCACCATATGCTGTGATAATCATGTCTCGACATTTTTCTAGGAGGTTATTCCAGTCCATGTCTTTATTATTGGTGGCTGCACTTGTGAACTGGCCACCTTTTATGGCTAATGTTCCTCCTTTTTTCTGTTCTTCTTTGACTTTTTTCAATCGTGTTAATTCTGCATTGAATGCTTCATTGGGCATGTCTTTGTCGAAACTGATTACTGCTTTAGGGTCTAATCCATCGTTTTCCATGACTTTTTTATTATACTTCATCCCGAGGAACATGATACTGATGGCTAATCCTATTTTATCGATTTTACACATACCCCATTTGGAAGATCTAAGGCGTATGTTTGGTTCATGGATATGAATTAGTTCCTCGGGTTCGTAACGTATATCTTTTTGGCGGTATCCCCATTGTTCTGTATCTGGGTACCATTTGAGTAGTTCAGACGGGATGAATGTTAATCCTGTGGGTACTTTGTGTTGGAATATTTCTTCATAGTTAACTTCTATGAATGCATCTCCAGTTCCTTCAAAGCTTCTTATATATTGGCTGTGGAACATTGGATATGTTATTTCGGATTTGTACCCCTGAGGATTGTTAAAGAGGTTATATAAGTAATTGGTACGTGCAACATTGATTGTTTCTTCATCAAGGTTGTTGATTTGGAAACCTGTTGCTAGTAATGAATCTATTTCTACTTGTATGCATCTGTGAACATAGACATTGTCCAATGCTTGATAGTAAATATCAAAGTCACCTGTAGGTTTGTTACTTCTTTGTCCTGCCCAGGCATATTGTGCTAAGAATTCGTTGTACAAACTATGATTTTGTGGTCTTCTTATTCCTGGTAATTTGTCAACGATTTTTGATACAGTATTAAATAAATTCATAAGTATACAACTCCAGTAGTTGGATATATTTTTGGTTGTCGTGGTCCGAATATTCCACCTCTCCACATATCTGGGCAATGGTCATCTATTTTTAATGGTTTATCTTCTCCTCTTTGTTGGGCTCTTTTATCCCAGGCATAGCTTTGTGCTTGACTGATACTGTTTACACAACTTGTGTGTATTTTGAATCGTCTGTTTGCTATGAGGTTTTGTATTTCGGTTATGTTTTGATAAGTGTCAGGTGTGTAAGTTTCTACTTGTAATTTGATTTTTGGGTGTTTTTCACATTCAGCTTTAAGGCTTGCTGCATCGTGGGGTAAATAAAGAGTACTGCGACCATCTAGTTTCCATTTTTCTTGTAGTTTTACTACAGTTTCTGCTCTTTCACTATCGCTTTGTGCTACTCCTTCTTTTTCTTTATCGTAGTAGGTTTCTTCAAGTAAGTAGTAACTGTTACCATATTTTTCATCTTTCTTTATTCCCATTACACCAAATGTTGTAACAGTTGATACGCCATAATCGCAACAAATGTTGATGTCATTATATTGCGGTATGGTTGTGAATGTGTTTTCGGATTCTACGAATTGATCATATATGGCCCCTTCGGCTATAACCCATAAACCTAAGATGTATCTTTTGTATTGTAATGGTGAACCTTTGTAGAGTAACTTTAATTGTTCAACATATTCTTTTGAAAGATTAGGGTTATCATCTAATGTGAAATGCCAAACTTTAACTACACCGTTTTCAATAAGTTTTTTGTTTTTGATGTATTCTTTATAGATGTAGTGATATGGGCTGTCTGGGTTCATTGTCCAGAACATTTGTGCTCCATCAAGACTGCATCTACTCATGGCCATCTTGATGGCTGATTCTGGTGCGGTTGCTGCTTCATCTGCATACCACCCTCCCACAGTCATACCTTGAATTTTACTTGTGGCTCCTTCATCTTTGAAACCTACGAGGTGAATTCTTTTGTCACCTATGTCAAGGTATCCATCGTATTTGCTGTAGTCATAGTGTAGTTTGCCATGAATCATTTTCAGTAAATCTGTTATTACGTTTCTCTCGAGGGTGTCTCTTGTTTTTCCTGTCATTAAGAATTGTTCATGTGGACTGTTGACTATGAAGTCTAACCATCGTATGTTAGTGTTGATGGTTTTACTGGATCTAACACTTCCATGTAGAATGTTTACGAAGGCATTACTATTGTCTATGAAGTCCAATGCTTTTTCTGAAAATAATCCATATTGGAAAGGTTTAATCTTTTTCTTGAAGGAGTTTCCTTGATTTCCGAATGGCATCTCGTAACTCTCCAAATCCTTCAGTTACATTGATTTCAACCTTATTCTCTTCTTGTTTGAAGTAGTCTGCATAAAGTTTATTGGCCTGTATACCCAGTTTAGCAACATCAACATAGGTAACATTAGGATAGTTAATGTCTGATGCTTGTCTCTTAACTTTTTCATACATTCGTGGGAAGTCAGCTGCTACCTTGGCTACACCTTGCATATTATTCGCAATAGTTTTAGCAACAGTATTAACAGTTTCATTAACATTATCTGCAGTTTCTTTTTCGTCTACTTGTTCCTGAACAACATCATTTATTTGAGCATCTACTTTCTTTTTCGCTTGTGCTCGCTTATTAAGTTCAGCTTCAACTCTTTCTTCCATAGAAATATACTTCTTAGTATAACGTGCTAAGGCCACATGAGAAATATTCTCATCATGAGTTTCTTTCAACCATTTACTCACACTTCTAGAACTTTCACCATGTGCTAACCTTGTTACTATTTCTTCAAAGTGAGGTGATGATTCCACCTTAGTTTTTTTCATTTCATTAACTCCCTATAAAAAAAATTCTGTGTTACGCTTAATGTGTTACAAAATGTAAATGTAACGTTAACATGTTTACAGTGTTACATTACTTTTAGTTTAAACCATATTTTAGGAATAATTCGAATATGATAAGACATATACTTATTACTCCTCCAATTGAGGTTAATTTTGTGTAATTGTTTTTAGTTACTTCTTTTTGTAATTCTAATTCTGTTTCAACTGCTGTTAATCGTAAATCGATGGTGGTGTCTCCTTTGTTTGATTCTAGTTTGAATTCGTTTAATTCTTTACTGAGGTTGTCTTGTTTTTTATTGATTGTGTCTAGTTTTTTGTCTAGTTTTTCTTCGAATCTTCTATTGTCTTCTATCATTTGTCTTATGAGGTCTTGGTTGTAGTTGTGTTTGGTTTCTAGTTTTTCTAGTTGTGCTTCGGTGTGGCCCCATTTGTCTTCATGTACGCAATTATGTGTTTGGGTGGTCATTGGTAGTCACTGTCTGTGAGGGTATCTACATCTTCTTGTGTTGAATCTTCTTCTTGTATTTCTGTTAGTGCTTGGTTCATTTCATCTACGGTTGGTGGGGTGTTTAGTTCTTGTTTTCTTTTTTCTATTTCTGATAAGACTTTATCAGTGTCTACTTCTACTTTAATAGTGGGTTCGCCATTATTTGTTTTTATTAGGTCTTCTGCACGTTTAACTCGTTTTTCTTCTGAAACTTGATTGACTATTGCTGCACATATTACGATTATTAGTGAGGCATAGCTGCCGTAGACTCCTAGTTGGTTTGCTAGGTCTGATGGATTCATAGTGCTGATGTAGGTTATTATTCCAAAGATTATTGTTACGATTATTGTTACTATTCTGGATTTGGTTTTTAATGATTCCATAAAACTATTTCTCCCTTTGGTTTTTGTGTGTGTGTTTTATTAAAAATAAAAGTAAAATGTGAATGTGTTCAATTGTTAGTTGAAAAAAATAAATGTTTGATGTTTATTAAAAAAAGTATAAAAGGGGTAGAGAGATTTTATTGGGAGAAAGTTTTTTTTGGAGACTTTGTACTTATCTATTTTATAAAACAAGTCATGATTAATAATAGAAGAGTTCCACGTCCATATAATTAAACATTTAACAAAAAAATTTTTATTAGGTTATAGGTTTACGGGTTTAAATAATTTTTTTTTCATTAAATATATTATTGTTTTTAAGTACTATTCTCTCTTTCTTTCTCCATTAAAACAATATCTCTCTTACTATATAAGGTCGAAAAATTGAATGCGAAAAAATGAATTGATAATTTATAATAATAATCCCCATGGCAACATTATCTTGTTACCACCACTATACATGATACTCGCTGACAATACTATGCCACAGTTTTGACAATATGTTACATCTTCATCATGTACAATGTCTTCACTGCCACATTCAGGGCAATGTACTGGTGGAACATATTCTTTTACTTTCCACTTAGTCTTGCATGTGTCACAATGTAATGTGAGTTTGGGTCGGTCATATCTGATATTCTTGGATCTGCATTTACAGTTTAAGCATTTTTTTACTATTTTCAATGATACAACATCTCCCCAAACATTTACATTTTTTTTCTTCAATATTATGGCTTTTTTTGATATGATGACTATTAAGATGGGGGAATTAATACTCTTTGTGTGTTAGGAGGGGAGTATAAATGGCCCAAAATAAAAAAAAAGAGTTTTTTTACTCTTGTGGGAACTTTTTTTACTTGGAGGAACAGTTTATACCCCCTCCTGAATACTTGTGTTAGATGATTAACATGTTAGATAAGATGAAAAAAAATAATAATACAAAAAAAGGAGGAAGGAGTAGTGAATCCAAATTGTATAATAATATCAATATATTTTTTTTATACTATGTGGGAACTTAATTTTATTTAAAGGTGTCTTAATCCATTTAATTACTTAATTATTTTTTTTTTACATATGTAACACTACACCAAATCCTTTGGTATTTGTCATATTTTTTTCCACCTTTTAAAAAAAAAGAGGAAACCTTTAATTCCCCCTTCTTATTATATAAGGTCGAAAAATTGAATACGAAAAATAGATTAAATTAAAAAAAACATTTACGGTTACTCTAAAAGTAGGGCAATACTATAATTTAGGTAAATGTATATTGCATCATCACTTATCATCTTATCATATACTGCTTGCAGTATTGTGTTAAATGAAATCATAATATTTTCATGTTATCTTTATATGATACACTATACATTTTATCTTCTTAGTTTTAATCTTTTCATCT